GTATTAGATACCTTATAGATAGTGCATTAAAAGCAGGTACGGATAGAAACATAGGACATGAGTATAATAAAGATATCGAAACTAGATATCGAGAAGATTATAGACCTACCATACCAACACCTTGGCCGGATATTAATAACCTAATGCAAGGAGGATTCGGTCCTGGAGACTTAGGAATAGTATTTGGTAACCCTGGAGGAGGTAAATCCTGGCTGATGGTTGCAATGGCTGCTCATGCTGTAAGAATGGGATATAATGTAGTATATTATACATTAGAATTAGGTGAAGATTATGTTGGTAAAAGGTTTGATTGCTACCTAACAGGTGTGGATATAGAGCATATAGGAGAACATAGAAAAAGGGTAGATGAAATGGTCGGAGACTTAACTGGAAACCTAATCATAAAAGAGTATCCTCCTAAAATGGCATCTGTATCTACATTAAGAGCTCATCTTCAAAAATGTGTAGACTCAGAAGTTAAACCTGATCTAGTAATTATTGACTATATAGATTACCTAAAAGCAGCATCAAATAAATTTGCAGAAAGAAAAGATGAAATCGACGATGTTTACGTAGCTTGTAAAGGGTTAGCTAAAGAACTTAAGATACCGATTATATCACCTTCTCAAGTAAATAGAATGGGAGCTAAAGATGATGTAATTGAAGGAGATAAAGCTGCTGGTTCCTACGATAAGATTATGGTATCCGACTTCTGTATGTCTTTGTCTAGAAAGAAAGAAGATAAACTTAACGGAACGGGTAGAATACATATAATGAAGAACAGATACGGTATGGACGGTATGACTTTTGGAGCAAAAGTAGATACGAATAACGGACATATAGAACTAACATCAGACGTACCTACTTACGACGATCTAACTCCCTCTTCTAACGGAAATGGCTCTAAGACATTTAATTTAATGGATAGTTTTGACAAGAGGGAACTGTCAAAAAAGTTTAACCAACTTTCCAACTTTTCCTAATAAAAAACACAGTTTTCTTTAAAAACACTATAGGTATAAGGTACACGCTAAAAAATAAAATATAAATCACCAAATGGAAATTAATCAAAAAATCTTATCGGACATTACAGTTTTTCTGAAGTATTCAAAACACGACCCTGCCTTAAATAGGAGAGAGGTTTGGAAGGAATTAGTAGATAGAAATAAACAAATGCATCTCAAAAAATACCCTAAACTTTCAGAAGAAATAGAAACTGCTTATAAGTTTGTATACGATAAGAAAGTTCTTCCTTCAATGAGGTCAATGCAGTTTGCAGGTAAGCCAATTGAGATTAGTCCTAATCGAATTTATAATTGTGCTTTTGCACCAGTTGATGACTGGAGAACATTCGGAGAGATTATGTTTTTACTTTTAGGTGGAACAGGGATAGGATTCTCAGTACAGAAACACCACGTAGATAAACTACCAGAAATTAGAAAACCAAACCCTGTTAAATTTAAAAGATTTTTAATAAGTGATTCTATTGAAGGTTGGGCGGATGCGGTTAAAGCATTAATGAAATCTTACTTCAAAGGAGGTTCAACATTAAGGTTTGATTACTCAGACATCAGACCTAAAGGAGCAGCTCTAGTAACATCAGGAGGTAAAGCCCCGGGCCCTCAACCGCTAAAAGAATGCCTAGTTAAAGTACAGGGTATTTTAAATACTAAAGAAGATGGTGATAAATTAGAACCAATCGAAGTGCACGATATAGTTTGTCATATTGCTGACGCAGTATTAGCTGGAGGAATTAGAAGAGCAGCTTTAATCTCTTTATTCTCTGCAGACGATGAAGAAATGATCTCTGCTAAAGCTGGTAACTGGTGGGAGTTAAATCCACAGAGAGGTAGAGCTAATAACTCAGCAGCTCTACTAAGAAGAAAAGTAACTAAAGATTTCTTCGACGAGTTATGGGCAAGAATTAAGGCTTCTGGAGCAGGAGAACCTGGAATATACTTTACTAATAGTAAAGATTGGGGAACTAACCCATGCTGTGAGATCGCACTAAGACCTTATCAATTCTGTAATCTATGTGAAGTAAATGTAAGTAATGTAGAATCTCAAGAAGATCTAAACGAAAGAGTAAAAGCAGCTTCTTTTCTAGGAACACTTCAAGCAGGTTATACGGATTTCCACTACTTAAGAGAAGTATGGAGACGTACAACAGAAAAAGACGCCTTAGTAGGAGTATCGATGACAGGCATTGGATCCGGAAAAGTATTAAACTTAGATGCATCCGAAGCTGCAGAAGTAGCTAATAAAGAGAATGAAAGGGTTGCTGAGATGATTGGAATAAATAAAGCAGCTAGAGTAACAACAGTTAAACCTGCAGGGACAACCTCTCTAACACTAGGAACTTCTTCCGGTATTCATGCATGGCATAATGATTACTACCTAAGAAGAATCAGAATAGGTAAAAACGAATCACTCTACTCCTATCTAGAAAAAAACCATCCAGACTTAATAGAAGATGAATTTTTTAGACCTCACGATACAGCTGTAATTACTATACCGCAAAAAGCACCAGAAGGAGCAATCTTGAGAACAGAGAGTGCATTAGATCTATTAGAAAGAGTTAAGAAGATCTCAACAGAGTGGATCAAACCAGGACATAGAAACGGATATAATACTCATAATGTATCAGCAACAATCTCTGTAAAAGAAGATGAATGGGAAGATGTAGCAAAATGGATGTGGAGAGAGAGAAAGCACTATAACGGATTATCAGTACTCCCATTCTCAGACCATACTTATCAACAAGCTCCTTTTGAAGACTGTACTGAAGAAGATTATGAGGAGTTAATGAAAACTCTAACTGAAGTAGATTTATCTAAAGTAACTGAAGTAGAGGATATGACAGACCTAGCAGGGGAGGTAGCTTGCGCTGCCGGAGCTTGTGAAGTAGTATAGTATAGGAAGTAGAGAAAAGTAATAAGCTGCAGGGGTGTTCTTCACCCCTGTCTCTATTTATATTAAACGTTGCACTAACCGGTTACACTATGCTAAACTATATAAAAAAGAAACTTATGAATTTTTCAAGTATTTTTAAGGACGACAATACTATTAATGAGAAAAACGTTGTCGGCTTCGCCTCCTTTGCTATTATGGCTTTATTTGCTACCGCAGACATTGTAACCGGCTTCTTAGGGAAAGACCTACCGGTGCAGGAATTCATCTACAACTCTTTCGTAATAATCACTTTAGGTTCTTTCGGAATCGACGGTATTACGAAAATATTTGCTAAAAAAGAAACAGAGTAATGGTATTAAAAATAGGCTCACGTGGTAAAGAAGTTAAAGAACTCCAAGAATTCCTTGAGATTGGAGCAGACGGTATATTCGGTAACGGCACGGCAGACGCAGTTAAAGCGTGGCAATTAGCAAAAGGCTTACAGGTTGACGGAATAGTAGGGCCGAACACATGGGATGCCATGGGATTAGCTACTACAGATGCATCAGAACAAACCTATACTGTAGAGAATGGGTTAGTAATTGAAAAATGCTTCTTACCTGTAGGAGAATATAAAACAGGTCCCGTAAAGAAAGAATATGTATTTATACACCATACAGCAGGATGGCACAACCCGTATAAAACTATTAAGAACTGGGGTAACGATACTAGAGGTGCAATAGCTACCGAATTTGTATTAGGAGGCCCTTCAATAAAAGGTAACGATAACGAATACGACGGTAAAATGCTACAAGCTTTTCCGGAAGGAGGGTACGGCTGGCATCTAGGTAAAAACGGATCTCAACATATGCATATCCATTCAGTAGCGATCGAAGTTAATAACTTCGGATACATTGTAGACGGAAAAACCTATGCAGGTACTATAGCGAGTGAATCACAAATCGTAACCTTACCTAAACCTTTCAGAGGACATAAAACGTGGCATAGATACTCTAACACTCAGATAGAAGCACTAAGATTGTGGCTACATTTTATAGCCGAAAGAGATAATATTGATGTTAGAGCGGGTTTACCGGCCCTAATTAAGGAAAAAGGAGCAGATGCATTTGAATGGAATGAAGACGCTTACTACGGCCGAGTTAAAGGAACCTGGACACATACTAATACGAGAAAAGATAAAGTAGATATGTTTCCTCAACCAGAGTTGATGGACATGCTAGTAAGTTTATAATGAAAGAATTGGAAGATTACTTTAGGACTGAAGAGTTTAAAGCTCTCCCATTATGGAAAAGAGTCTTAATTCGACTCAAGGTAGCATTTTTACAATCCATCATTATGTAAGCACTATGATTAGATCAACCTATATGAAATTCATACTAGCCAGCACGGCAACACTAGGATTCTTCTGTTCCTACTTCCTGGAACTAACAATGGCAAATGCCGAACAATATTTAGCAGTTGCTGCCGTACTTCTACTGGATGGTTTCTTCGGTATAATAGCCGGGATAAGGAGAGAAGGTTTTAAGACGTATAAAGCTCTTAAGGTGTTAAAGTCAATTTTTACCTGGGAGGTTATACTTACTACTATTTTAATGATAGAAAAAGGATTTAAAGGTACCGGATGGCTATCAGAAACAGTTATAGCCCCCTTTATAATCTTCCAACTTATTTCAGCACTTAAAAACGCTTCAATGTCAGGTTTTATTAAGAATGAATTATTAAATATTATTTTAGATAAAATAGACAAACATAAAGGAGAAAGATTATGAAGAATTTATTAAAAAATATTACAGATACAAGAATGGTGTACCTACTAATGTCAATAGTTCTACTCTCAGGATACTTCTTACAATCTTGGAGCGTAGTAGTTTTCGTAACGTTTATGTTAAATGTAGGAGTATGGACAGGGTTTTGTCCCAGCAAATGGTTCTTTACTAAATGCGGTTTTAAGAAAGCAGACCTTTAAAAATGAAAGCATTAAGTGGAATATCACTAAATGCCAAAATATCCCTCGGCATTGCAGGAGTCATTATGATGACTTTCTTTGCAGTGCAAACATGTATTGTTTTTGGATTATGTGAACCCACACTCTTTTTAGCTAAATTCGGCTGGGGATGTGTAGTATTCTTTATGCCACCTTTCTTTAAAGTTGTAAGTGAGCTCACCAACAATATAAAAATCAGAGAAGAGAAAGTAAACTCTCAACTAGCTGGAATTAGCCGCTCAAATCTGGTCGTCAGCCTGACAATGGACGGATACATAACTACTGCAAACGATAACTTTTGTAATCTTATGGGCTGTAATGAAAGTGATATGACTAAAAGACCTCATCATCAAATGGTATCCCCGGAATACGCTAAGAGTAAAGATTATTTAGAGTTCTGGGAAACTCTTAGAAGAGGAGAAAGCATTACAGGAGAGTTTGAAAGAATTGCAAAAGATGGTTCTCAAAGATGGTTATTTGGTAATTATACACCTATTAAAAACGCAAAAGGTGAATATGATACGATTCTAAAGATCGCAACTGACGTCACAGCTCAACATGAAGCTGAAGATGTAGTGAATCAAAAAAACTCCTATCTAGAGCATGCAGCTAAAATACTTAGACACGACATGCATTCAGGTATTAATACTTATATGCCTAGAGGCTTAGGTTCTCTAAAAAGGAGATTAAGTGAAGATCAAATTAAAGAATTGAAGATACAAGCTCCTCTTAAAATGCTAGAGGAAGGTTTAAAACATACTCAAAAAGTTTATGCAGGAGTTAAGGAAT